CGGCGTTGGACGAGGGCCGACGCATTCTGGCTGACAAGATGGCGGATGATAGCCTCGCGATGGTCGATGAGTTGGCTGGGAAGGAAGATTTGTCGTCGCAGGATGTGCAGTTGGCGAAAGAGCGGATAAATGTTCGCAAGTGGATGGCTGCATTGAATCATCCGGATCGGTTTGCGCCGAAGAAGGAGGAGGTCACGATCAACATTGGCCAGCTTCATTTGGGTGCCTTGAAGAAGATTAAGTCTGAGATGCTGGACGTGACGCCGGTTGCTGAGGCGATTGAGGGCAACACGTCTGATGACGAATGAAGTGAACCCCCTCGAAGAGTTCGCGCGGACGTATTACAACGATCCTGTTGGATTTGTGCGTGATATGTTGGGCGTTGAGCCTTTGCCGTATCAGGCGGAGTTTCTGGAGGCGTTGGCTAGCGGCGAGCGGCGGATCTCGGTGCGGTCTGGCCACGGGACGGGTAAGTCAACGGCCTCTAGCTGGGCGATGCTTTGGTTTTTGCTGTTGCGGTTTCCGAACAAGGTTGTGGTGACTGCGCCGACGAGTGGCCAGCTGTTTGACGCGCTGTTTGCTGAGTTGAAGCGGTGGGTGAATGAATTGCCGCCAGCGCTCAAGGCGATGCTGACTGTGAAGTCTGACCGTGTCGAATTGATTGCAGCGCCGAGTGAGGCGTTTATTTCGGCGCGGACGTCGCGGGCTGAGACGCCAGAGGCGTTGGCCGGGGTTCACTCCGATAACGTGATGCTGGTCGTTGACGAGGCGTCTGGTGTGCCTGAGCAGGTATTCGAGGCTGCGGCTGGCTCGATGTCGGGCCATTCTGCTGTGACGATCATGCTTTCGAACCCGACGCGATCGAGCGGCACGTTTTTCGAGAGCCAGACGCGGCTGTCGGAGACGTGGTGGACACGGCGGTGGTCTTGCGTTGAAAGCCCGCTGGTTTCTGATGAGTTTGTTGACGAAATGCGGCTGCGGTACGGTGAGGAAAGCAATGCTTACCGGATTCGTGTCTTGGGTGAGTTTCCGCTGGCCGATGACAATACGATTATTCCGTTTCATTTGGCTGAAAGCGCGATGCACCGTGATATTGAGATGACGCCAGGTCTTCAGCCCATTTGGGCGATTGATCCGGCGCGATTTGGGTCTGACCGGACGGCATTCTGCAAGCGCGTTGGTAATGTGATTACCGAGATCACGTCGTGGCAAGGGCTCGATTTGATGCAGACTGTGGGCCGCGTGATGGCCGAGTATGAGTCATTGCCGATCAGCCAGAGGCCTAGCGAGATACTTGTTGACAGCATTGGCGTTGGTGGCGGCGTTGTTGACCGCCTGCGGGAATTGGGTGCGCCTGTGCGTGGCGTAAATGTTTCCGAGGTGCCGTCGATGGGCAAGACATACAATAATTTGCGGACTGAGCTTTGGTTCAAGACGAAGGCTTGGCTGGAAGATCGGTCGTGCAAGATACCGAATAACGATGCGCTGGTCGCCGATCTTACGGGTATTCGGTATTCGTTTACGTCGTCTGGGAAAATGCAGGCCGAAAGCAAGGACGCGATGAAGAAGCGCGGCTTGAAGTCGCCCGACCTTGCTGACGCTGTTTGCCTGACGATGGCGTCTGACGCGATTACTGCGCTGAGCGGGAAGCGATCTGTGTGGGGTAAGCCCCTGCGCAGGGCGTTAAAGGGGATTGCTTAGGGGTAGCCTTGCCAGATTAGCCTTTTGCGTGTATGGTAAGCCAAAGGCTTACAAGGGGCGAAGCGATGATGGGTTACGGCTACGGCAGCGGCGATCAGCGGGTCAACGCTGTTGTTGATATGATTAACGGCGGCGGTCAGGGCCGTGCTGGTCAGCAATTCGAGGGCGGTGGCCTTCTGAGTATGCTCGGCAATGCTTTTATGCAGCCATATGGCGCTGAAGCGCGCGGTGCGCAGGCTCCTGCTAGTTCGATGCAGCCTTTGGCCCGCCCAGCCAGCTTTGCGACGGCCATGCCGATTCAGTCAACGATGCCAGCGCAGGCTCCGATGCCTGTGCAGACTTCGTATCTCGATTCGCAGTTTGAGGCCGCGTTGCGCCGCATGCAGGAGCAGGGCATTCAGCCGGCTTATAACCCGATGCAAGACCCTCGCATGGTTGGGCCTCGATAAATGGCGTATCAGGTCGAGCCGTCTCCGCCTTCAGCGCCAAAAGAGGGCGTCCAAGTCGCTGGCATTTTTGACTTGCTCAAAATGGCAGAGCGATTGGGCATTGATGTGACTGATATTGCCGGTGCGGCTCGGCGCAATGATCCGCAGGCTTGGTTTGACAATAAAGCATTTGTTGGCCCATCTGGGCGCGTTTCTGTTGAGGTTCCAAGCGGAATAGATGCAAGCAATTTGCAGCAGTATCCGACATTGAGCGCGTTGGTTGAGCGAGCGCCTTCGGTTGAAGATTATCTGTCCGGCTCTGAATTGGGGCGGGCTTTAGGCCCAAGCCTTTCTGATTACAAGGTTGGCGTGGCCCCATTGGTTGGATCATTTAGGGCTGGTGTGACCGCGCCAGAATATGTTGATTTGCCTGACGGAACTCGTCGCCTATTGCAGCCTGGCTTTATGGCGGTTGATCCGAATTATATGAGTGACGCTGCGGGACTTATTGAGCATGAAATAACTCATGTCGGGCAAAATGTTTTAGGGTCTCCGGTTGGCACGAACCAGGCTGATGCGAGCTTACTTGTGGATTACATAAATTCTATAGGTCGCTCACCTGTTGAGGATTTGCCTGGCCAAATTAAAAGCATGGTTCCACCTAATCAGGTGGGCCGAGTGCCGACATTGAAATACTTGCATTCAATGGGTGAGGCAGAAGCAAGAGCTGCGCAGGTCAGGGCTGACAATCCTGCTTTGCAAGCCGCCGCGCCAACAGTTGACCAATATAAATGGAATCCTGCTGATCTTCCTGTCAATTCGTCTTTGTTTTATGAAAACTACCCAGGTGACATAAATTTGGCCAAAGATTGGTGGAATAATCGGTGGAATAAGGGCGGTCAGCAATGATTGATATTGGCAATAGAATTGGTCGCAAATACAGCGAATTGTGGTATAATCTCACCACAATGGAGAGAATATGCCTGATTGATTTTTGGGCGAGTGAGGATTTGCGTTAGATGGCCGGTTTAGAAGATGCTGTGAGATTAATTCTGCGCCAAGGCGACAATGTTGGCCGAGAGGTTATACGCAAAAGGGCAGAGCAAATGGCTTTGGACCGTGCGGATCGTGTTCGACCTACTGCCGAAAAATTGATGCCGGAAAGTGTTGAGGCGTACCAAAGAACGACAAACATGGTGCCGCAAGTGCCATTCCGAAATCGTCAGCCTGACTTATCTGCCGGTGGAAATCTTCCAGCCGGAGGGCGAATGGCTCCATTGATTGAGGCGCAGGATGATATTGCGGCAGAGCTGGCTCGCCGCATGGAGCCAGGCGTAGGAACTCAAGATCAATATTTTTACCACACGGGTCCAATCTGGGAAATGGCAGCCAATGCTGGTGTCCCGCCTGATGTCTTTATGAATCGTTTTTCTGCTTATTTTGGGGGTACGTCTCCGCGCACCCAGACAGAGCCAAATATGTTAAATGCCAGTATGCTGCAATATCGCGCGGCAGAAGGTCTCCCGTTGGACAAACCTGTTCTTGGTTTGGCTGGTCCAAATCCAAAAACAGGCGAGCCGCCATTAAATGATGTCGGTTACGCTATGATTTCTGGAACCCACCCTGGGCTGGCTCAGCGTCTTGAAGCCGATCCGTTTGGGAATTTTTCTACTAACCCGAAGCCTAGCTCGTTTGCGTTAAATACATCTGGCAACCTGCAGGGCGGCACGATGGACACGCACGCAATTCGCGGGGCTGTTCTTTCGTTTGATGCTGCGTACCCTGGCCAAATACCCCGCCAGTGGTTCAAAACAGAAGATGCATTTAACCGTTATAGGGACGGCGGCGTTTCCCGAATTGACTTGGGCAGAGATATTGATGACGGCCTAAAGTCAGCGATATCAGGAGGCACTAAGTCGCAGGTCGAATATGGGCCAATGGCTGATATATACGAAAATGCGGCTGGCCGAATGGGGCTTTCTCCGGCTGAAGCGCAAGCGTTGGGTTGGTTTGGAATTGGCGGTGAGACTGGCTTAAGGTCTGAGTCTCGCAGCATTGTGGGGTTGATGAACGACAGAATCAACGTCACTGCGCAACTTTTAGGTCTTCCCCAAGAAACCGTTGCGGCATTGTATGCGCAGGGCAGGATTCCATTGGCTGGTGTCGGCGGCATGGGGCTGTTATCCCAAATTCCAAGCGGGCCGCAAAGCCAAGCCCAAAGTGAAGCCGGAGGCACCTAGATGACACCCGCCGAAAGAAAACAACTCGAAAATGCTTATGGCAGTTTGTACTCACTCTATGAGCAGGGCGAGATAAGACCCGGCGAGCTTGAGGCTTTGCAACAGCTCGACGATCAACTTCGCCCCGGTTGGACGGCGACTGCTGAGCAGGTTCAGCGCGAGACGATGCCAACTATACAGGCGCGGACGCCTTCATTCGCTGAAGACATTGGGTCAGTTATTGGCAATGTGGCAACGGATTATCTGGGTTTTTCCCCGCGAGGTGGGCAATCTTTTGGCCGAGATGCATCTGGGCTTCTTGAATTGCTGCCATTTACCGGCTCGGCTGTGGCAGGCGGGCAGGCCGTCAGAGATGTGGAAGCCGGAAATTATGGGTCAGCGGCGCTGAACGCTGGTTTTGCTGCCGCTGACGCGTGGCCTGCGTTTGGTGCAGCTCGGCGCTACATGGGCGGCCCCGCCACCGCGTCTCAGGCGGCCTCTGACGCTTACAGAGTTGGACAACGGCTCTCAGCCCCGTCTGGCTACGTTGGGCCGTCTGGCAGGCCGTCAAACGTCAGTATTGTTGGTTCTCAGTTTGAGGCCCGACCAATCAGTGCTATTGAGGATGCAGCAACGGATTACATGCGGCGTCGCGGCATGGATACTTCACCGATGACTGAGTATCCGCAATTCAGTGATGAGCGCGCGCGATATATCGCTGCGGCTTATGACCAGATGAGACATGATCCGACAAACCCTGATGTCCGGCGGGCTTATGACGCGATGATCGGTGAGACGCTGGACCAATACAATGCCTTGAAGGGTAGCGGCATTGATTTTAAGTTTATTCCCGAAGGAATGGCTGATCCTTATGCGGCGTCACCGGCAATGGGTTATCAGGACTTGGTTGAAAATGGCCGCTTGTGGGTTTTTCCGACAGATCAGGGGTTCGGGACTTTGGGTGCAGATGTGGCTGACAACCCGCTTCTGCAAAGGGTCGGGCGCGTCGGTGACTTGCAAAACGCAACAGCCAATGACGCTTTTCGCGCGGTTCACGACACGTTTGGTCATTTCGGGCCTGGCAATCCGTTTTTCCGGCGTCAGGGCGAAGAGCGCGCATTTTTAGAGCACCAGCGCATGTACTCGCCCGAAGCAAGAGGCGCAATGACAAGCGAAACTCGCGGCCAGAATAGCTGGTTAAACTCTGGCCCATATGGAGCGGCAAACCGCACGGCGCTTGGTGCTGATACTGTGTTTGCTGACCAAAAGACGGGTCTGCTTTCGCCTTGGGCTTGGAACCCCACTGGAATGCCAGACGCGAACCAAGCACAAGATTTGCAAAGTTATATGAGGGCGCAAGGGTGGCAGTAAATAAAAACGGTTTAGGGCATCGTCCGTTTGGCGAATGGGCTTTGGACGAGGATGAGCTTGAAAAGCAAGCCGAGTCTCAGCGCGCTCAAAAGCAGCGCGAATTGGAGCAAAGAAATGCCCCTTAAAAAAGGTTCGTCAAAGAAGGTCATCTCTGCTAATATCCGGCAGGAAATGAAGGCTGGAAAGCCGCAAAAGCAGGCCATTGCTATCGCATTGAGCAAAGCCAAGAAGGGTAAGAAGAAATGAAGCCACCTAAGTTCAAGCCCTGCGTTGGCTGTCCGACACCACGTCGTTGCGCGGCTGCTGGCCGCTGCATGAAGGGCAAGAAATGAGCATCACGACTTACACCGAGCTGAAGGCTGCGCTGGCTGACTGGCTGCTGCGGGATGACCTGACGGCGGTGCTGCCGACGTTTATCAGCTTGGCGGAGGCTGACATCAATCGGCGTGTGCGCCACTGGCGCATGGAGAAACGAGCGGACACTGAGCTTGATAGCCAGTATTCCGCGCTGCCAGCCGATTTTATTTCTCCAATCCGCATGAGCATCACGGGCAACAGATTTGCTGAGCTTGAGGCGGTCGGGCAAGCTGAAATGCTGGCGCTGCGCAGCGGCAGCAACAATGGGTCCGGCTCGCCGCAGTATTATTCGATCACGTCCGGCGAGATTGAGGTTTATCCCAGCCCAGCAGGCACGTTTACGCTTGAGATGGCGTATTATGGCCGGATTGATGCTTTGGGCGACGCAAACGCGGATAACTGGATGCTGACGTATAGCCCAGACGTTTATTTGTACGGGGCTTTGCTTCAAGCTGCGCCATATTTGAAGGATGACGAGCGCATTGGCGTTTGGAAGGGGCTTTACGAGGAAGCCATCGCTGGGCTGGTTCTTGAGACTGATAAAGCTAAATTTGGAGG